CCTTGCTATGGGTGTGCCGTTTATGAACTATCGGATTCCTACTGCGCAGCGTGTGCTGCATGTGCAGTTTGAGTTGAAGGATGAGAGTTTTAGTGGATTGATTAAGAATGTGAGTAAGCCGTTGATGGATCAGTACCCAATTGAGTCGGACAATCTGGATAAGAACCTGCGCTTTACTGGTGATGGGCAATCGAATTTGTTTCAGGATAAATGGGATATAATTGACGCTAATTTAGTGCATGAAGAATATGATGTGCTGGTAGTAGATAATTTGTATACGAGTACGCAGTTGTCGATGTCTAAGAACTCGGATATAATGGAGTTGTTGCGTAAGATTGTGAATATAAAGAAAAGGCATAAGGTGGCTATTGTGTTGGTGTCGCATCATAAAAAGATTGGTGAGATGACTCCACTGGATGTATCGCAGTTGTTAGGTGGATCTGCGTATTCTAACTTCTTGGATTGTTTGGTGCAAATGGCCGATGCTAGGCGTGTTCCTGGATTAAAGGTAATGAAGATAACAAAGGTGCGCAGTCATAACGAGTTGCATAATGTACCAGTTGGAATTAAGATGATTAATATTGATGAAGAGGATCGGCGTGAATTGTATTTTAAATATATGAAGCCACTTCCTAAAAATGAGATGTATTGGTATAGTGATCCAAAGGAGTCTAATGAAGAACGAGTGCTTGCTGCGGTTATGACAGATGGTCATAATTTTAGTACCACTGCGTTTGCGTCTGCGCTGGAGAGTGTGATGAAGTTGAGTAGTAATAATGCAGTGTATGGATGGCTAAAAAGACTAGAGGATCAAGGATTAATACGCAAGATAGATCATGGAAATTATCGTAAAATTGTAACAGAATTAGATGATTTTATTGATTAACTCGATGCAGGAGAAAATGAGAATATGGAGAATATGGAGAATTTGAAATTCTCATATGAGAAAAAAATGAGAATATGCGAAACTAAGTTTATAGAGAAGAGAGAGAGAGATATTCTCAATATTCTCAATATTCTCATTCCTACGCCTATCGATGATTTACCCTGAAAAATGCGTACTTTCGGATAAGAAAGAGAATTACTGCGAGTTTGCTCAAAACATACGTGGCGAGACTCATTGTGCGCTGGTTTTGGAGTGGTGGCATGACACCAGAGTTAGCCAGTTAGACAAGTGTTTTTTGAAAATTAAGAACCGCGCCAAGTTGTCATGGCGCAACCGACAAATCAAAAAACAAAAATAACCTTGGCGATATAATATAATAACCCTAGCAGTATAATATAATTAGCACAAATATGCCTTATTAAGTGTGCAAAAATCGATCAAAAATGCAAAAAAAAGCAATTCAAAAAAAGCATGTGCATAAAAAAGATTATGTATAATTAAAATTTTGAGCAAAAAAAAACCACGTAAAAACGTGGCTTTTTTTGTTAGGTGTTGTTTAGTTATTCCGATGCGCTAAAATACAAAATTAACGCCAAAACAAACCAAATTAGATACTCAAACATAGTTTTAATATCCATGTTAAAACGCAAATAGTTAAGTATATATGCGCTATTTTTTCAAGTGTTTTAAACATGTTTACGCCTTTGCTTTTGGTTTTTCTTCTAATTCACTTTCAAAATGATCTAAAGCATTTTCAATAGTTTGCTTAGCAATTTCAAAGTTAGGCGCAACTTTATAAATCATATTAAATACAGAGTATAAAATACCATTAATAATTGCGAGAATATCATATTCTAGAAATTCATCTAAAGAATGTAACCATATATCAGTAGTCCTAATTATTTCATTGTACTCTTTTTCGATTTGTTTAACTGGTTTTTCCATTTTGTTTTTTTCCTTTTGTTTGACTAAGACTGCGCAAAAATGCGCAGTTTCTAGCATTTAGCCGTCTTCAGTTAGCCTAATGTCTAATATTTGGAATTAAAGTAATTTTATCAGTAAATGCATCAACTTTATCTGTAAAAACTTGTCCGAATATTTGACCAAATGCGTTTCCTTCTTCGTCTTTTGAAAGTTCGATTTTATCATATGATCTAAAAGTTTTTAAAAAATATGTTAATTCTTCAATAGTGTCAATCGTACCACGATTTTTTATAGTTTTCATAATTCTATTATATTTTCTGTCTTGGTAATTTTGTTCCTCGATTCGTATTTCACGCATTATTTTATAATATTGTCTTCTTTCTTTTTCTTTCTCTTTTTCTTTTTCTGTTTTTGCATATGGTGTATTAATTAAAGATTTACCTAATTTTGTAAGTTGATAATAACCTTTTTTATTAACACGAATACGACCACTATATTTTAAATTAGTCAAAGCCGTTCCATAATAACCTCTTTGATAAGGTCGATTATTTAAACTACATATAAAAGTAATTAACTTTTTATATCTTAGTTTTGGAGTTTTATCGATATATTTAAATATCTTAGTCATTTTTGATTCTTTCATTTTGTACCTCTCTTTTTGTTTAATGATATTTATATGAAATGTTTTTTATTGATCCATCCCAACACATACGACACGGTCCACACTCATTTTTATTTTTATAGCTAACACACTCAACACCAATAAAAGATTTATCTTTATGCACTGTAGATGTGTTAAAAAATGTTTTAGGCGGCTTAGTGTCAATCATATGCGCACTAAAACGAATTACTAGATTTTTAGGTATTTTACCACCTTGTTTAATATATTTGTTGACAATACCATATTCTCTAGTCGGTAACCAGTGTTTAACGTTTGGTGTCATTTTGCAAACTTCAATAATTTTCTTTAAATGGTCGATACTTTGCAAGTCTCCTGAATCATGCCACCTAAAAAAGTTTTTATCTTTTTTATTATCCTGGTTATTAATTAAATATGCTAATGCTTTACACCAATCATTTTTACTTATGTTTTTTGTTTTGTGTTGTAGTTTTAAAGGTAGATTATATCTTTTATAGTTACCATTTAATGCATAACATCCATAACATACAGAACCTTTGACATTTACTAGTTTAGAACCTTTAATGCAATCTAATGCGCTTAAATTATATGAGTAACATGGCATTTTAGAAGTACACGATAAGTAACTACCTAAAATTTCTTTAGCTTGTATTTTATTCAATTTCTCTCTCTCTTTTGTTTGTTTTGAATTGTTGCGCTCTCTCAATGCGCTTATAAATTTATTATACATATTAATCTGTGTCAACACCTATTGAAATAAAAATATTGAGTCAAAGTAAAAACAAAAAGAAAAACGGCGCACGATGTCAAATAGTCAGGATATTATTTTTTAATTATTACGTAAAATATTAACTGTTAATATTGTTGAAGTTACAGCAATCTTTATATGCGCATAATATACATTATGTATAATAGAACTCGGATGCACCAAGGCAAACCTCGATTTTTGCTACTTACCGCGTCTTAAAATTTTCCTCTTCGTTTTTGTCAACACCCCTGCGTAAATTACAATATGGAAGAAGTCTGGAGTAATTTAACAGATGAGAACACTGACAAGTGGCTTCATGCTATCGACCGCGCAGATCGCTACCACACAATGATTCTAGTTTTCCGAAGTGGTTTGATCGAACCATCCCTGCGCCACCTACAACTCGCAGCGCACCAGTTCTACGATCGTATGTCTCCACAGGAGCTACGAGTGTTTAAAGAACGTATTCGTGGTCATGCATTTGTAGATATTGCGCAGGAAATGGAAATAACCGAGTCCTCAGTCAAAGAATACTGGCGCAGGACATTAATTAAAATAAAAG